TATAGCAACCTTGCCGCCGTTTGGCTGAAGTAATAAATCATAAGCTGTAGCCGTCCCATCAAATCGTTGCACTTGGAAATAAGCGTGTCCAGACCCCAATTGACCAATCATAGAGCCATAATTGCCGCCAGTGTTGCTGATTTTTAAAAAACTAGTATTAGCCCCCAATGCTGGAATAGAAGCTTCCGCTGATATCTCGATATTTAATCTAGCATCAGGACTCGTTGTCCCTATACCAACGTTTCTACTGTTGTTAATAAACAAAGCGGAAGTACTTCCATCCAATTGAAAATCTATACTAGAACCACCACTTGTGTTGTTTTTATCAACTCCAATTACTAAATTGTCAGTAGCTACTCCACTTATTTTATTGAAATCTCCCAGTAGTATGTCGCCAGTCATCTTACCACCTGCTAGTGGTAGTTTAGTATTATCAGTTGATGAGGGTAAACCCGTTAGGTTACTACCATCACCAAAAAAGGCAGTAGCAGTTACGTTGGCAAATGTTGGAGAATCTGTAGTATTTAACTGTAAATCATCTAGAACTTCAGAAGTCGTTAAAGATTCGAAGGTGGTTTGGTTATTGGCTCCTGTTGCTCCTACGAAATACTCAGACATATCAACAAATTATACATTCTGTTACACTATTTAACAACAAATTCAAAAAAAAAACCCCCCCAAATTAATGAAGGAGGTTTTTCTTTTAAATTAATAATTATTAGTTAGTCTCTTCCACCCAGTTATAATTGATGGTAGCGGAAGTAATTAAAGTAGCTGTTGTTTGATCGCTCGCTATCTTTAATCCATTACCATTAACACTGACACTTAAGCCATAAGAAGCAGCGCTGGAGCCAGCAAAGGTCTTAGTAACAAAGGAGGACAACATATCCGTACTATTCGAATCCCTACGGATAACACCTTGTATCTTCCACATTGCTACATAAGTTCCATTGTCTGCGTCTTGAGCAGTATCGGTTGATTGTACAACACCTTCGAAAGCGACTGTAGTCTTATCATTTAAAGCTATAGCATTACCATCTGAACCTGAAGTTGTTATTCCGTTATTATCAGTACCTCGTAAAATCAAAATTCCCCCTTTAGTAACTACGTTACTCGCGGTTGTGTTAGATGTACCAAGTTCTATCTCATCAAGATGACCTTGATCAGCAGTTGTAGAGAAAGCTCTATCCGCAGCAAGAGTACCTCCTCCAGTTAAACCGTCAGAAGCAGAAATTTCTGTTGTCTTAAGAGCTTTACCTTCTAACTGAGTTGCAACAGTGCTACTCCCGATTCCCGCAAGTTTACTTAACTCAGTGCTAGTTACAGTACTTGTCGTAACCTTACCGCTAGCATTAGAGATAAGAGCTTTACTTACCCCCAAGTTAGTTCCAGCAATACTACTAGCTCCACCAGTAATTGCTGCTCTAATGTCTGTATCTAAAACTTGTAACTGACCATCATTAAATGTGATATTTTCTCCAGCAACACTAGAATGAAGCTCTGCTGAAGTAACTGAATCAGGAGCCATTTGAGCCGTCCCTATGCTATCCCCTTTAACACGAAGTGCATCAGAAGCAATCTCTATAGTTGTGCCATCAACATTAACAGCTATATCATCCGCATTTACAGTGATACCAGATCCATCTCCGACACTAAGAGAAACAGCACTTCCACCTAGTACCGCATTTCCTCCTCCAGCAAGACCAGCTCCACCAGTAATAGCAACAGAGGCGTTTTCTAACATGTCATTCTCGACAACATTTGCTCCAATTGTCGCAGTCAGAGTCCCAGTCATATCTGCGTTAAAATCGACTTGTCCTGTTAAATCACCACCTAACTCTATCCGAGAATCTGCTGCCCAAGCTGTTGCTGTAGAAGCATTACCAACAATATCGGATGCAATAGCTACACCATTAGTTTTCCAACGATTGTTCCCACCATCAAAAACAAATTCAGCAATATTTGCAGTCCCAGTTCCATCAATGATAATACCTCCACCATCAGCAGCCGCAGCATTAGGAGCACCAGTGCCAAGAACTAAGCTCAAATCATCAATTTGGACGCTTGTAGAGTTAATTGTCGTTGTTGTACCATCGACCTGAAGGTCTCCCGCTATAACAACTTTACCTCCCACTCCGACAGTATCAGGATCAATCGTGATTGTACTTGGGCCTGTAATACTAGCAGAAGTGCCGTCTCCAGAAACCCGTAGACCAGACACTGTTATACTTTGATCTGTAGTCGCTCCATTATCACAAACATTATCTAAAGTCAGGCTTTGAAAAGATCCTGAAACAGCTTCAAGATCGCCAATCTGATCTTCCAAATAACCAGTAGCGTCTTCAAGAGTGTTAATATCCGTAGTGTTCGTCGAGATATTGCCAGCATTCGTCGCGATATTCCCAGTATTCGTCGCGATATCCGCAGTATTCGTCGCGATATTGCCAGCATTCGTCGCGATATTCCCAGTATTCGTCGCGATATCCGCAGTATTCGTCGCGATATTGCCAGCATTCGTCGCGATATTGCCAGTATTCGTCGCTATCTGATTTGCGTTAGACAAAATATCAGCATCATTCCCTGTAATTTTAGCATTTAAAACTCCAGAAATCGAATTTACCTCTGTTTTGGGATAATAAATAGTGTCTAAGTCCAGAGAGCCAAAGCTAGCAGCAGTAACGTGACCATCATCATCGAAAGTAAAAGTAGCATCTTGCAGGACTGTGCCACTTGAATTGTCAATCGCGATATCAGAAGCTGGAGTTACATCTACGTGGTTCGTTAAAGAAGCCAAAACCCCAGACATCGTATGAATTGCATCTTGTGATGCTCCACGATCCGTAACCCCATTTGTAATGGAGTCTTGTATTGCTGATGATCTTACATCAGTATCGAAAGTTGATATATCCGTCAGGCTACCTGTTTGAAAGTCTACCTGAGTGCCGTTAAGTTCGCCTTTATAAATTATATTGGTCGCCATGATGAGTAACTAGTTAAATCTAGTTACACAATAAAGGTATAATCAGAAAAAATTAATATTTCAACTGAGATAAATCAACTTTTCCTAACCATCGTATATTAGTTGCAGCCTTACCTACGGCATGAAATTTTAACGACCCATTTGAAGCACTAACTGAAAATTTAACCTCTCCCACCCCTATCTCATCTTGAATAATGTGAACGTGAGGATTACCCAACAAGCTCACCGTATTTGCACTACTGCCTCTTTTAGCCCCACCATTTACATGCATAACAACGGTATCTCCATTTTGCGCTCTACCTATAAACTGGCAATTAAAGAAATAAGAGGTGTTATCCTCTAAAACAAATCTCGCATTAGTCCCATCTAAAAACAATTCTGTTTCCGAAGCGTCTGTAGAATGACCCCGTAAAAGAAAAATTGCATTTTGAGCATCTCCAGCTGTAGAAAAATACCCATTTGAAATTATAAATTGGCTCTGTTGAGAGTCCAGACTTGTATTCTGAGACCCATCTCCAAAAATAGTTTTAGAGACGTTCTCTGTGTTAAGAGTCTCTACAACCAGATTTTTTAATTTTACTTCTAATGCCATTATGTATTTGGGATTGATCTAGTTTGCAACACGTAACCTGTACCTATATTATCTGAAAATTCAACAAAGAATCCAGTAGTGGTTATATCCCTTACTGCTATGAAATAAGTTCTCTCTCCACCACTTGGTAATTGGAGTTCACACTGAACCATTGGCGCAGAAGAAAATGCAGTACTAAATTCTATTCCTGTTTCATCTATACCAGAAGGTAAAACAGTGTCAAATCTCTGGCTAGTTTCTTGAGATTGAACCCAAGTTCTCGTAGCCACCGTCTCTCCACCCATAGTTATGTCTTCTGCTACAGCTAAATTACCTGTTGGCACATCCACACCACTCGCGAAATCAATTGTTAACCCATGTTCAGCAAAAGAAGATTTAGTTCTACCCGTTTTCCCATCAGCTAAAACCATAGAGCCTTCATGCACTGCTCTCCCACCTCTTCCTGCCATAACAGTAGAAAAAGACCCACTAGCAAAATTATTAACACCACCAACAACAATGGCGTTAGATGCATCTTCAATATTGTTATTTTCCCCGCCTAAAATTATGGAATGATCAGGAGCAATTGTTCCACTAGTAATATTACTGCTTTGTCCACCAACAATCACTGCATTAGAAGCTCCTAAAATGTCATTATCATAACCTCCATCAACAAGAGACGCTGTAGACTGCTTAATAGAATGTGATGTACCGCCATTTATTGTATTATAGCCTAATCCTCCTAACTCTATTAAATTAGACCTCCCTCCGATAATAACAGAATAATCATCTCCACTAATAGTATTTAGTTCTCCTCCTGCTACAATATCATAATCACCAAAAATTTGGTTACCACTACCAAGTATGGCAGCAGAATATAGTGAATTTACTGCGTTATCTCCAACGATAAGAGCTTCAGCATCGATATAAAGCTTCCTATCAGAACCATCAAGATCACCAGTTACAAATATGTCTTGTCCACCAGCATTAATTATATAACCAGAAGTGAAAGTTTTTACTCCAGAGATTATTTCTTCGCCAGTGACGTTAATAAAAGCAGCATCCTCACCACCAACCTTCGCATATTGACTTGCAGTTAGGTGGAAATACTCTCCTTGTTGACCTCCTTGTATATTTTCTAAGGAATTATGAGCTTTATTAGAAATATCCACATTGAGACCAGCTCCAGTAGCCTGAGCAACTGTTAAGTCTACATTTGGGGTTTCAGTTACTGTAACATTTACGCTCATGGAAGAGGAGTAGCGGTTCCGCTAATTGTCGCTATCCCATACAACAACCTATCAACACAACCGTCTGATTTAATTAAAAATATATCGTAAGAACTATGAGTAGACTCCATCGCCTGAGTATCAGAACTATTTAAAGACATTTTTGCTCCACCGTTCGGAGCATCTGTTTCTGTATAACTAAATGTAGCCTGAACGTGCTGATCATAATCTCTATAAATCACTCCAGTTAAATAAACTTCATCAGTTTGTAGATCATAAGGGTCTCCTGAGTCGTCTTTTAAAGTCAAAGGAATATCAAGACAAGCTCCTTGCTCAATAACGATATCATATTTTGTCCCAGCCATTATTTTATGTTACACTAATTTGCTACTTCTTTAAGAATTTATCAGGATTCTTTTCGAACTTCTTCGCTAATGCAATTAACCCATTTGTAATCTCTGGAGCTATTACTCCGACTACGCCATAAGAAATAGCTTTAATAAAATCACTTATAGGAGCATCATGTAATACGAACCATAAAATTCCTGATAATATAGCAGCCGCTAGAACATTCCTGAAAAAACACTTAAAGGAAACCTTACCTTTAAAAGTAAGCATCCGCACAATCATCCCAGATGCTCCAATGACAGGGATCACCCAGCCACCATCTAGAAACTCCCTAATAAGATTTTTAAAATCCATGTAAATTACATTACACCAAAAAAATGTTTTTGTGTATGAATAAGTGATGGGATTAGAGGATAAAGATTTTGATGAAGCAGAAAATTTTACAATAAAATACTGCGATCCAAAAGATAGTGAAATCGTATCTGAGTTAGATAGACATGCTAGAGAGTCTGCTTGGGCTTTACTGCAAAGAATAAAGCATCTAGAAAGCCAAAAATGTGTTTGTGAAGAATGTGGCTGCGAAGTCGAAGAAGAATCTGTAGGAGAAGAGGTTACAGGGGAGGAAGTTGCAGAAAAAGAGGAAAAAGTTCAAAAAAATAAAAGCGACGAAGTAAAAGCTGAAACGCCTGAGACTTCTACTATGGATAAGCTAACGGAAATAGCTGATAAAAATAAAGAAATTTTAGATAAAGCTGCGAAAGGAACGGCTGCGGTAGCCGCTGCTGGAGCAACAACCCAAACAGCAAGCGCTGCCACTGGCTTAACTGCTTTTGTACAAGAAACAGTTCAAAAAGTAGGAACAATTGGAATGGCTGGTACGATGTCCATAGGTAGTGGGGCTTACTTCCAAGCTAAAACGACAAAAGAAAAGGGTACTGAAATCGCCGTTGTAGCAGAGCAAGAACATCAAGTGTTTTCTAATTTAAACGACTTCACTAAAACCACAATTGGATTCCAACCCTTTGGAGGTGTTGCTGAAGCTATAGTAGAGTATGCCGAAAAAGGTTATGGGGATGTTGTAGGGACATCCGAAGAAGGTTACGAAGGGGGAGAGGAAGGAAATGAGTCTGGCGGTGAAGAGGGCGAAGGTGAAGCATCCGAAGAAGCAGAAGGTAATGAAGGAGAGCCTACAGAAGAAAATAATGAAGAAGGAGATGGAGAAGCCGTTAAAGAAGAAGACCCTGTAGAGTCCGAAGAGGAACCCGAAGAGGAGTCCGAAGAAGAATCCGAAGAGGAGCCCGAAGAAGAATCCGAAGAAGAATCCGAAGAAGAATCCGAAGAGGAGTCCGAAGAGGAGTCTGAAGAGGAGTCCGAAGAGGAGTCTGAAGAGGAACCCGAAGAGGAGTCCGAAGAGGAGTCCGAAGAGGAGTCTGAAGAGGAGTCCGAAGAGGAGTCTGAAGAGGAACCCGAAGAGGAGTCCGAAGAAGAATCCGGAGAGGGCGAAAAGAAAAAAACAGATATTGAGAATTCAGAAGAAACATTCGAATTAGAAGAAGATGATCAGGTCACCCAAGTCCCTGATGTTATAACCAGATAATACTATGGGAGATATATTCGATAAAATCCTAGCCCCTTATATGGGGTCTATGCCTGAGTTTATTATTTCAATTTTAGGCTTGTTGGGGACTCTTTCGTATATTGTGCCTGAAAATAGTAAACTGGGTAGGTTGTTAAGTAAGTTAACAGGCAATCTAACTAAACTTAAAAACTTCATCCTAAAAAAGAAGAAATGAAGCGCACACTCATAACTCTACTCTCAATTATTTCCGTAGCTAAATCTGCTGTCATTACCTCTGTAGAAGGAAATGTATTTCTAATAAACCCTACAGAAAACCCTAATATCAACCCTGAAGTCAATATCCAAAGACCCATCCAGATCAGCAATGAGGAAGTTGTAGATATAGCCGAGAGTGAAGATAAGAAATTAGATATGGTTATCACTTGGGACGCAGATGAAGCCGAGATTTATGATTTTTATGATGCTCCAAATTGGGATTTTTCACAATCAGACTCTCAGGAATTAAATAGAGACTCCCCTATTACTAATATCTTAACCATAACAGATTCCTTGATACTTGAAGATAGCCCCTCTTATTCACATATCGAGATTGGAGATGGTTTTTCAGTAACATTAATATCTACGGATTTTGCTTTCCAAAACAATAATGGCTTCACAGGAGTGGAAGATGATGATGGTATTTATTCCGTGCTGAACATAACTGAAGGGTCAAGTATGGACGCTATGTTTTCTGCAATTGGATTAGAGATAAATGTAGATTCAACTAGCAGCTTAACACTACGAGGCGCTGGAGACTCAATCAATAGTCAGATCGAAAGATCTATCGTCAATTTGTCGCCAAATGCCAAACTCACTCTAGATTCAATAGAGGAGTTTTCAGAACAAGGGGATGACATTTATTTAAATGGAGTATCATTCAATCAAGATCCTTCTATTTTAAAATTTAATGGCAACACAGGCACTGCAATTCCAGAGTTTAATTCCATTTTATTTAATGCTATACCTATAATTCTACTCTTAAGACGCAGGGATAGATTTAATTAATTAAAAAGATCTCTCTCCAACTTCCTGTAACGAGCATCTGAATGCCAGACTTCATCTGTCGGGGGAGTATAAACTCCCTCTTCAGTCTGAATCGGTTGACCCGCCTTCAGCTTCAACGAAGACGGCTGATATATGTTTAAACTGCTTGTTTTCGGTGAGGAGCTGCCCCCGCAAGAAGTCAGCACGATCATTAGATTCATTGTCGCCAATAGAGCGGAGCCTTTCAATTTCTTCGATAAGTTCATGTTTTCTTTTGTTATGTTTTCCCGTAATTTCAGAGAATGCGAGCTTATTTCTCAACTTGAGGTATAACTCTACGCTTTTCAATACGGATTTAATTAGAGATACCATTACTTTATTATATACACTCTAAGACTTGTTTCCAATTCATTTCTCCAATTACAGACGTTAGCTTTGTGATATCTGCTTGAGTGAATTTTTGGTATTGCCCTTTCAATTTTTCTGGCATCGCGATTTGCTTTACTTTCGCTCCAGAATTTTCTGCCATTTTATCAGCAATAGCTTTAAAAGGTATGGAATTGCCAGTACCAACATTGAAGATACCAGAATTATCATGATGGAGCATCCTATAATGAACCTCACAGACATCTTCCACATGCACAAAGTCCCTACTGGCTTTTCCCCTAAATACTTTGATCTCGCCATCTTCTTGAATTTGTTTGATGAATTTAGTTATTGGACTCGCTTGATCTCCTTTATGTTCCTCATGTGGACCATATACATTGAAGTAACGAAATCCTTGATATGGATGATGCTCATTCAAGAGCCAGTTGTCAAACATATATTTGCTGTAAGCATAAGGATTTAGTGGAACGCAGAATTGATCCTCCTCAAAGGTCTCTGCTGCACCATAAACAGAGCCACTACTGGAATATTGGAATTTAATATCCATATTCGCGCACAATTGATAAAGTGTGCCAGAGAATATAAAATTCTCATTTAATATCTTTTTTAAGTCGGTTTCTGTGGTGCTTGAATTAGCCCCAAGATGGATAACCGCATCAATGCCATTCAAAGGAGGTAAGTCACCTCCAAACTTAATGTCATAAGGAACTACCTCTATCCCTCTTTTCTCAAGATAAGGACAGAGATTTTTGCCAATAAAACCTTCACTACCAGTAACTAATACCCTTTTCACAAAGGTATTATATTAAAGTTCGCCTTCGTCCTCTACTATTTCTTTTACTGATTCTAAGAATGGATAGCCATTTAACAAGTCTTGATGATTTGCGAAAGACTCGTCATCCCAACACCACTGAGAAAACTGTTCGTTTTCGTCCCAAGCGATAACCTCTTCTGAAGCCATTGAACTAACAGGCTTTTTAGACCAAAATTTACAACTCCAGTAGCGGGGGGTCGTTTTATCTTTAGCTGTATCACACTTATGCCTAGCCCTGAAGCTACGGCGACGAGCTGGGTCATCACGCTTAATCTCCATATTTGGATCACCAAACTTAACCATAATGGTATTACCAGTTTTGGGGCTCTTTACATAAACACCAAACTTCTTTTTGCCACCTTTTAAGCGGAAAGGCTTATTTAAAGTTTTTTTCTCTGCCTCTGTATATTCAAGATCCTCAATATCTTGATTAGACTCTTCTAAAGCCTCGACTCTTTGAAGGTCAAGACGAGCGTGAGCAAAATCAAGTTCGTCAAAATCGAAAAAACCTTCGCCTGAATCTTCCATGTAATAATCTTCAGATCCTTTGGCGACATCTTGATCTGCTGCCCGATAAGCCTTTTTAACTTTGCCTCCACGCACCATCTTCAGGAACATATTAACCCTAGCCATCGCCCACTGACCTCTGGTCTTACCGGGCCTATGGCTAGAGCTGAATGCTCCCGCACCTCGACGGTATATTTTTTTAAGTTGCGTAAGCGAAACTTTTTTAGAATACTTATCGTTATGCTCCTTAACTTTATTTTTAAGGGACGTTACAATCTTCTCTGAAAAAGTAATTTTTTTCCCATCTTTACCCGCACTGCCTTTTTTGTTCTCACTAGAACCTTCTTTACGCTCACTAGGTTTCGATGGAGTTTGCGCTCCACTTTTAGGCCCAGATCGTTTGGCAGCTTGAGAATCAAGAAATTCCTTAGCTTGTTTAGAGAAATCGTATTCCATCAAAGGATGTTACACATCTTTTTCAAAAACTTCATTATAAGTTTGAAGTTTTTCTTCTTCGCTCATTTTCTCCAACTGATCAGTAACCTCCCTCAATGAAAGAGAGGTTACTATATCGATCAATTCGGTGAAGGTAAGATTACTAGCTATCCGATTGACAAGAGCTTTCTCAAGCTCCTCTTCCTGCAACGGAGACATTAATTTTGAAGGGCTTTGCTTTTATAGATTCGAAGATCAGGATGGTTATCCTTTTCTTTGAATTTATTTTGGAAAATGACGATTTCTGTTTTTTTGTCTTTTACTGAGAGACTCCCAGAATAAAAGGGTTTATCATCACCTTTCCGCCACAACGCTCCGATTTCCCGCTCTGACCAGTCATCACTGGTTTGAGTAGAATCTTGAGGCTTGCTTAGGTAGATACGGAGATCAGGATGATTGTCCTTCTCCTTGAACTTATTCTGAAAAATTACAATTTCAGTCGTAGAACCAGAAACGGTAAAGTTACCAGAATAAAATGGCTTTTCGCCACCTTTACGCCAGAGAGCGCCGACTTCTCGTTCGCTCCATTCGCTATTTTTTTTATTTTCTTCCATAAGGCTTTAAGTAATCTTTGATTAGATGTTTTTTGTCGTGAGGGAGTTTCGTATAACGTTGTTTGACACGCTTGTAAACTCTTTTCATGACAGGATTCACTTGAAAATCAAGTAAGCCCCTCAAGTATCTTGCAGTAGACCCACTCATTACTTACCAAACGAAACCTTGTCAAGGCTAGTTTTAGCGAAACGACGAATAAGTCCATTATTACGGTCAAATACCTGAATGTAGTCCCCGGTTTCTCCACGGAACTGAGCATTCAGAGTTTCTCCTTGAGTGGTTTGAAGGCCGAAGAAGCGACCACGGGTTCCACGGATAAGGTTTAAGGCAGTTTTCTGCTTTCGATTTAATTTCATAACACGTTATTCTAAATGTAATCCGGACTTTTTCAAGCAGAAAGATTGATTTTATTCAGGTTTATTTCAGAGCAGTTTTCTGTGATTTTCTCACAAATGAACTTGTTAATATGCGTATCAAATCGCTCCTCGAAATCAACTAGATTTTTAGAGGAACGAGCAAACTTCTTAAGAAAATCTAATGTGAATGTAACTTCAATATTGTTCAAACGAAGATCCTCATTGATCTTTTGGAGCTTGTTGTAGAGGATTCTGAAAATATCTTTCTTTTTAACCTGCTTCAATAATACATTACAGTCAACTAAAGATAATAATTCTTTAAAAATGGATGAGGTTGGAGACTCTTCGTCAGAATTAAACCCCATTGATGAAGTATTCTCTACTCCGCTAGTTACAAAAATTTTGACATTAGAAAAATCAGCTATGTCTCCATTGGACATTTGTAGCTTCCCGTCTTTAAGTATTTGAGCAAATAAGCTCTTAACAGAAAGGTGCAGTTTGTGGAAGTCGTCAATAATAATAACGCTATTAGGATGGATATTAATCTTCTCGCATAAAGAAGTATTGTTCATGATCTCTGGCAAGATTTTAAACTTAGCAAACTCATCTGAGAAATGAACCCCGCTATAATTTAAGACATTCACCCCGCTTTTTTCCAAAGAATCCTTTAAATTAGAGCAGAAGAAGCTTTTGCCTGTAGACTCTTGGCCAGTGATACAATAAATACTGGGAACTGAACTTTTTTTATGTATCCCGTAGCTTGAAAGAGATATTGATTCGACAAGAGAATCGATAATCTTATTATTGCCCACAAACTTTTCTTTTAAGCTTAGAGCCAAGTCTGATAAAATGTCCGGCTTCCGTAAAGGGTTTTCTTTCTTGGAGAAAAACTCCTTTAAGTGTTTCACTGTAACTTCTGGTAAATCTTCTTCTTTATCTCCCACCCAAGAAGATAATTGATCTGTCACAAAAGAAAGAACAGACTCTGGACAATTAAGGTCAATATCTTTTTCTTTTATACTCTCTCTGATATCCTTTAGAGAAGAGTCTTGGCCCCAATAAGCAACTTTTGCTTGCGCTCCACAATGATCGATCACATCAATAGCCTTGTCTGGATAAAACTTATTCGGAAGATACTTCTCACAGAAGTTAATAACGTTGTTTATGAAGTTATCCGTATAACTAACACAATGGAACTCTTCATAATATGAGGCGATAACGGGCAATATCTCCTGCATCTGGAACTTGGAAGGCTCCTTGATAATAACTCTTTCAAATCGACGATCTAAAGCAGTGTCTTTTTTAATTGTATTAGTATACTCATTAATTGTGGTCGCTCCAATACAGCTTATAGTTCCCCTCGCTAATTCTGGCTTTAGTATATTTGAAGCTTCCAAAGAGTTTTCTGTTGTCCCTCCTGCTCCCACCAAGGTGTGTATTTCGTCTATAAAGAGAATGATATTTTCGTGCTTTTTAACCTCATCTACGAACTTCTCCAACCTCTCCTCAAATTGTCCCCTGTATTGAGTCCCAGCAACCATACTAGACAAACTCAAAGAGTAAATAACCTTGTTTGCAATAAGTTCTGGGGCTTCCCCATTAACAATCTTAGAAGCTAATCCCTCAATCAAAGAGGTTTTACCTGTCCCTGCTGGTCCTACTAAAATTGCATTTGGCTTTTTCTTCCTACAAAGGATAGTGGCTATCTCTGATATTTTATCATCAAAGTCTACAACCTTATCAAACTCGTCACGGGAGGCTTTTAGGTTTAGATTCTCCGCAAATTGATCTAGGATTTCATTTTCGTCAAACATCCCAATCCAATTATCCATAGAAAGCTCGAAATTATCGCCTTCAGAATTACCATCTTTAAAATTGAGTTCCATTTCTGACTCTTCCTCATCTCTTAAGAATACGGTAATATCATTAATTAATACATCGAGGTCATCTTCATCAAAAACTTCCACCAAAGCCTTTGGAGCATACTCGGGAGCGCACATGCACAAAAGCATTGACTCTGGACTGATGTAATCTAGCCCGAAAAATTCTTTTTGGACGAACTCACACTGATCAATAAGCTTGGATAATTTGCTTGAATACTGTCTAGAGACCTCCTTATTAGGCTTTTTCTTTCTAAGGGTCTTTTCTGCCACTATATTAAGAGCTTGGATACTATCATGTCTCCCTAAAATAGTTTCACATGACAAACTAATGTCCTGCATAAAGCAAGAGAAGAAAATATCTAAATCAACTTTGTTTCTCCCAAGATATTCTGTTAAGTCTTGAGAGTTTTTTAATATAGATGTTAGTTGAGGAGTAAAAGGCAAATCGTTCATTTTTTCTTAAGATCCATTAGTTTCATCATAATTTTAGTATCTACAACCCTTGCTGAATCTATGAAATTACTACCACGGCCTTTGCTTGCATTCAAGATTAAAACACAGTTTTTTGAAACTTTGTACTGATCAAGGAAATCAGAAAGAGTCTCTGACCTTGAGTTATCCATCATTAGAAAGCTAGCTGAAGCAGTATTGTCTGAACCCTCAATAAGCATATACTTGTTCCCGTTTTGAGATATCCTTGTAAAGAAATCTTTAACTTGACAAACTGTTTTGAACTTAGAATTCTCTGAGATCTCATCCAAGTCTTTCAGGCAGACCATTGAACCAAACTCATCTTCGAAACAGTCCTTCAAATCAAAAGAGTAGCTATAGCCCAATAAACTATTTTCATACCACCAATTAGAGAACTTCCGATATGGTTTATTCTTATCGAAAATCTCTTTGTAGCTCTTGAACTTCTTTTTGAATGTCTCAAACCTAGACTCTTTTATTATAGGACGACCATCATCAGCGATAGCCTTAACTTCAATGACTTTAGATATTGCATGTAAAATATCGTCACCAAACCTGTCTTTAAAAAGAATAAAATTCCTCTTTTCCCTATCTGTCAAGATATTGAATGCTTGAGCCTCTAAAACCAAACGGCTCCTTTTATCTGTAGCCTCTCCCATAGCTCCAGCTTGGATTAGGGCAACTAAAACAGAAATATTAATACCACAACTTTTCGCAGCGGAAAAAACATCATACTTGCTAGAAAACCCGTCAGACCCTTTGAAGTGAATAAGGCTCTCAATCGATTTTGCTGAGATACCTTTGATACTATTTAAGCCATATCTAATGTTGTCCCCTTCAATCGAAAAATTCATTTCTGATTTAAATAAGTTAGGAGGTAAAAGTTTAATGCCGAAATGATCTAATTCTTGGTGGACAGAAGCGACAACCGCCAAGGGGTCTGGATCAAACTCGGATGACTCAAGGACAGACAAAAAGAACTCTCTAGGATACTTATACTTCAGATAAACCGTCTTAGCTGCCAACTCCGCATAAGCAAAGCTATGAGACTTATTAAAAGAGTAATCCGCTGAAGCTTGGAGAGCGCCCCAATAAAAATCACTGATCTGACTATCTAATCCTAAATTTTCTGCGGCTTGATAAATCCTATCTCTCCATTTAGGCATCTCATCAACTTTTTTCTTACCAACAATACGACGAAGAGTTTCTGCCTCTTCTAAAGTCAAACCGAAAACCTTATTGGCAATCTGCATCAACTGTTCTTGATACAAGATAACGTTTTTAGACCAAGATAAAATTTCATCTAGATCTTTATGGAGTTCGCTTGATTGAGGCGCTTGCTTTTGTCGGATATATTCGTCTACAAATTGTAAAGCCCCCGGTCTAGCAAGAGCTACAACATCAGAAAGTTCATTCAAATTGTCTGGCTTAACGTCTTGGCAAACTCTAAAGTTTGTGTTAGCAGAAATCTGGAACAACCCCTCTGGATGATTGTAATCTTGAAGCTTATCATATATGAAGTCATCATTAGGATCAATTTCATCTATATTGATGCCAATCTTGTCGCAAGTCCTGTGGGCGATGGTTAAAGTTCTAAGGCCAAGGATATCGAACTTAACCATAAGGTCAGCGACATCATGCATATTGTAACCTGTTATCAGATCTCCGTCTTTAGTTTTCTGTAGAGGAACAACATCCCCTATTGATTGGGAGCAAATGGCTATGCCAGATGGATGGACTCCCGTATTTTTGATTAAATTTTCTATCTTCTTTGCATTGATAAAAGTCTTATTGTGCTTCTTCGCCCAATTATCGAACTTTTCATTCTCCTCTCTTGCATTTTCCAAAGAAGATACTTTACCGTGAAGTTTCGGGATCATGTCGCTAACCGCATTAGCTTGCTCCTCCTTAGCTTCATCAAAATACTTAGTCGCTTCTCTAATACAAAGCTTAGAACTGAAAGTATTGAAGGTTAAGATCTTTGCTGTCCTACCCTCATGTTTTTCTTCAATGTATTGAATGACTTTCTGTCTTTGCTCATAACTAATGTCTGAGTCAACATCAGGAAGTAGGCTACCAACAAGAAATTCTTTATTTCGCTTGTCGTAAACTTTTTTAGCTCGGCTCTTTGAGACAAAGCGTTCGAAGAATAAGTTGTGAGGGATGGGGTCAATATTAGTAACTCCAAGCAAGTATAACACTAAAGAACCAGCAGCAGAACCACGACCCGCACCAGTGGGGATACTGTTTTCATGGCAGAAATTTAGAACGTCCCAGTTTAACAAAATATAATCTGTAAACCCAAGCTCTTCGAAAGTCTCTAGCTCCTGTTTAGCCCGATCAAAATATTCTTTTTTATTATCTTGCTTTGTAATTCCTTTATCCCGTAATCCTTTGCGGGTAAGCTCATACATAATTTCTTTAGTGGAACTTTCTTTGCCAAGACCAATACTACTCAATACAGCTTCGCTGACAGAAGTCTTAGGCAATTCAACGCCAATAGGTTCACAGTCGTCGTAAACAGAAAAATCTTCAAACATCACAAATTCATTTCTTTTTTAAGCGCACAAAAAACTTTAAAGCACTTTTTGTTATCATATAAGGCATCATGAAGCTTCTCTTCTTCAAATTCTATACCAAAGAATTTAAGTAACTGATTTTGAGAAACTCTCGCCTTGAGAGATCGATCATGGATTATCTTATACTGCCAACTCAATAAATCTTTCTTCGGCTTATCGAGATCTTCCCTGTAAGCCTTACCGAAAGCTCTAGTATCGTAAATTCGATTAAGATAAGAGTAATCAGGGGTTTCTCCCAATAACCTTTGCATCCCAGCTACCATATAGACATCGAAACCCAAAAGATTTTGACCAACAATTTTATATTCTGGGTTAAATAAATCAGCCTTAAAATCAGACCAAACCTTCTTCAAAGGCTCTTTCCTCTCGTTATATTTATCCCAACTAAAACCAGTCAAATGCTCTACCTTTTTATTGATTTGCAAATCTTTGTGGCTAATATATCTATCGTTCTCTTTGATGACTCTATTCCCTTGACAGATTAACCACGAAACCTGCCAAGTGCGAGAAGAATGTAAATTAAGTCCTTCAGTTTCCGTATCGAAAACTAGATATTTTTGATTATGTGGTAGCATCTTTATAAGACTCCCAACAGAACTCGTCTGAACAGAAGTGATTTAGGTTTGGGTTTTGGAAAGTTGGAGATTTACCTCCAGATCTATTACAAGTAGCTTTGTACAGTTGTAAAGCTGCAAATTCATCTTTATTATGATGAAGAATTGTCTTGACTGTCTCTGTCTTTACTCCAAGCCCGTCAATGACAGACTTAATTTGAAAGTCAAAAGGGTGATTATTATCTTCAATAAAATAAACTGGGTCTAAATGCTCAATGTCTATATGAGATAACCCGAAGTAAAATAAATTATTAAAAATATAAGAGTCGTAGAAGGGTACGCAAACTTTAAGGTTTTTGAAATCCTCTTCATTATGTTCAGACAAAATAAGGGATTTACAATCATTCAAAGAGGCGCTTGAATACAGTCTTTTTAGATCTTGTATTCCCTCATTATCTTTAGCGAAAAGAACTAATTTGCTCGACCTTTCATTTTCATCGATTCCGCTATTGACAACAGAAATCCTAAGACCGAATACTAAATTAATACCTTCTTCTTGAAAAAGATTATTGAATACTCTAAAGCCATAAAAGCTATCTTCAACCAAGGCGACATGCTCCAAAGAGTTCAGCTTTGCGATGTCCAATATTTTCTCTGCGGTCAGAATAGAATTACCTATACTAAACTGGCTCTTGAAGAGAGGTATCATGCAGGGATCTTAAAGGAGATCTCTCGGACTGTCAAACGAAAAAGACGGGCAACCAGAATATTTTTTCTTTTCAATATGCGTCCCTACTCCTTCGTCAAGCATGTTTTGTAAATCTTCTTTAACGTAAGAGGACTTGATGAACTTATCCTTCTCTCCAAGCAAATGGTAGTACTCAAATGGGAACTTGAATGGACAGTGCCACATCAAATCTCCATTCTTTTTCAATTGTCCTACCCGAGTAGCTCTACCGCAAACAATTTTACCAGCGAAACCTTCTTCCTTCGCTGGATATCCTTTATCCCAAGCAAGGCCACTGACCGCAGTATCGTGATTGAAATTATTAATTACCTGTTGGACATCCGTTAAAAAATATTCAAAACCTTCTAGGTCTAATTCATCTAACGGCTCCATAGCCATAAGACCCTCCCCATTTAAGTCAAACTTTAAGAACAAGAACTCCATACGCCTCTTGAGGTATTCTGGATACAAGTATTTAACAGCAAGGCAATACATGTAATCCTGCATGTTGTCTGTATACTCTTTACCTTCGAAAACACTTTTCGAGGTTTTAAAGTCTCGGATTATCGCTGTTTTTTTTCTTTTAAAAAGGAATAGCTTATCTATAAATCCTAATATCCGATAATTCTTGTCCCCTTCGTTTACGGAGATATCAAAATCTTTCTCAGAAATAGCTTCTGTCGGTTTCCCGTCTGTATCTCCAAAAAAATCAAAATTAAGACCCTCAACTGTCATCTTGTTGATTAGGTCCATATTCTCAAAGTCGTCTATCTCATACTTCTTGGCATAAGCTTCCACCATTCTTTTAATAGGAGGGCTAACGTTTATATCTTGAGCTTTAATAATAGCTCTATAATGCTTCCTATGCCTAGGGTTACCTAAGTTCTCAAAAACAGCATGGCAGATTGTCCCACGCAAAGATCCGTGATTAGATTTATCTGGTAAGCGTAAATGATACTTGGCCCAATATTGCCAAGTACAAGTTTGCATTGTTTTAATGCGCGAGGCTGAGAGCGGCTTGTTTTCAGATTTCTCCATAATGGAAGTCATATTTTTTTTCAAACTTCCGCAAATTAGAAGTGAATGTTTTGTTCACGCCACGTTTATTCATCTCTTTGGCGAAATCAATAATGTTAGCCATTGATTCATTATGCTTGATCGACGCACAATATTCAACATATTTATCTATTTGATCTTTATCCATGTCTCCGAAGTCATTTTCTGGGGGCGGAGAAAAAAATACTTTATCAAAATCAATTTGATCACAGAGCTTAAATATAGACTTAATAGAACCTTCAAATCCCCTATTAGAACCTGAGTTAAAATCATTATTAAATGCAATAAAAATTTTATCTAACGGTAATCCATGGAGCTTAGATATGAACTTAGGAGAAATATTAAGCCCGAAGGAAACTAGAACATTTTTGATCCCAGCCTCAAACAATGAAATACAATCTCCAACTGATTCTACAATATAAACACTCCGACTCTCTTCAATAGCAAGACGAACATCATCTATCGTGTAATATGGATAGAACCAATCAGAACATCTCCCATTGTGCAACCATTTAGGTCTAGGGTCATCCGTTACCTTTCGACCCGAGAACCCATGTATCCTCCCGTCAGGGCGGGAGATAGGGAATATAACTCGCTGATACATTTTACCAGACATCGCCAATCCGCACTTAAACTTTTTTAAAGTATCTTCTGATATTCCTCTGTTTAAATAAAAGTCATAATGAGGTAGCAAACGACTTAAACAAGAATCTGGATATGTTTTTTCTTCACTCAAAAGATTTTTTTTAGCAGAGCGCTCATATATATTTACACCATTACTCTTTAAATAAGAACTTAAAACACTCTTGTCGTTAGTATTCAAAGTTTTCTTAAGTAAAGCTTCGAAGGGTAAAAATATAGAATCTTCTACATAGTCTTTCCAAACTCCCGTATCTTTGTAGATCTGTAGTGCTGTAGAATTATCACCAGACCTATATACGGCGCTAGTTCTCCAATAAGAACCATGATCTTTTAGGCGATAGCCAAGATCTTCTAAAACAGATTTGTAATCAGTCATTGTGAAAGAGTAACTGGGATATCATCACTTTCGCTACTAGACTCCAAATTAACATCAACGTTGTTAACAGAATTAACAATATCCTGAAGATCTCCTCTCTCTTCGATTCTAAAGTTTTGAATATTTAAATTTATGAAGTTCTTGCGATTAGAGCCATCTGGCATTTCTATGTGATTAATGTCCCGGAGAGGGTTCTTACCTAGGTGACGAGCTTTAAGGTTCACTAGTTTATGAGTTCCGAATCTATCTCCATCTTCATGGATTTCATCTGCGACCTTCCTCCTCAACAAAAACAAATGAGAACAAAACTGAGTAATACCATCAGAAAGAGAAACTACACTTTCATCATCAACTATTGAATCTGCTCCCCTGTTGCCTGTAATCCCAAGCCTATTTGCTTGAACAGAAGTCATCATTGAAACACAAGGCTTCCCATCAAAACACAAGTCTCTATGAATCGTTTGTTTAAACAAGTGAACCATCGAAGCAACTTGTTGCCAACCATCATTTTTGCCAAGGTTATTGAAATCTGTTTTGATGTAGTCAAAGCTAAAAATCATTCTGTTGCCCCTACCAACTTTAGAGTAGTAATACCTTTTCAAATAAGAGCACATTTCTTCAGCAGACATGCCAGCAACATTCACATAATAGAACTGCATATTGCCAGCCTTTATTTTTTTCCAAGTATTCCGCACCCTAGCTACAACCTCTTCGACAGACCAATTCTTATAACTAGAAGTCCTCCACTTTCCACTTTGTAGAAGGTAAACGGGTATACCGCTCATTGCAGAACACTGACGAAAAGTAAGCTCCTCTTCACTCATCTCGCCATTATCAAAGTGCAAGACGGGGATGTTGTATTTAGCTCCAGTCCTTGTGGTATAATCCATACAGAACTGAGTCTTTCCTACGCCAGAACGAGCAACAATAACAGAGATATTCCCCTCTAAAAGTAGAGACCCGTAAATCTCGTTTATTCTTTCATGTGGACCCATCAATCCAGATTCCTCAACAGGATTATTCCCCCTGTCTTCAACCAAACTTTCCATCATATCAAAAAGATTAATTGGCCCATCATCAGTGAACTCAAAGTCTTTGATATTTTTATTGTAAATCTCGTCAGCTTTATCTATAATTTCTGAATATTTTTCATCAGGATCGACCTTTTTGACATAAGAAGCTACGTCCCTTGCGGAGCGATAGATCTCTCTACGAGCAGAGAACTTTTTCAACTCCTTTACTGAAGAAATGAATATATCTTCAGTAATCTTATGGTAAACAAGGGAGCGGATGTATTCTGGTAGGTCAATACTGTCTGGGAAACTCACCTTTAGTTGCTCCAATCTTGGAATAAGAATAGTGTCATCAATTGACTCCATATTATTCAATGCATTGCGAATCAATTTGAAAATAGAAAGGTGAACCTGAGAGTCATCGCTAAAGAAATCTTTCTCATTGAGGAATACTGAAACTTCAGCCCACTTGTGAGGGTGCTGGAGAAGACCCTTCAATACAGTCTTCTCCAGATCCATGCTTGATATCATCGAGCACCTCCTTCGTCCAAAGAAATTTCCAATAACTTACTCAAAGCCATATCAACACAAGTATTTTCTGTCTTAGTCGCGAAAGTTGGTTGGCCCACATCATTAATGTAATATAAGAAAAATCCTTTATTCCCACCGCTTTCAGAACCCGTGCAATCAAAAAGCTTAGTTAGAATGCTTGGAGGCAATGTGTTGTCCGTTTTGTCAAAATTATTCATATAATATCTAGTCTTCTCAGAAGCTCCTCGTCAATAGTATCCTTTTCCAATATTCTGACAAGCTTAATTTTATTGATTTCACAAAAATACTCCTTTTTCTCATCTCTCTGTAATTGAGAAAGGAAATTTTGCCTAGAGTTTGAGTGGAAGAACTTGTTGTATTTGTAATGTTGATTACCATCCACCTCTACTGCAAGTTTTTTATTTGCGTTGTAAAAGTCTAATGTCATTCGTGTCCCAAGAACGGGAAGCTCCTCAAAAACAATATCAGAAACCCAATTTGAGTATAAGAGATCTTTAACTTTTTTTTGAAGCTTACTTCGACACTTTTTATCCCAATCAATTAAATACTTTGTAGAATTCTTGAGCTTTTGTTCTCGACCAGTTGTCGTTAAAAAGATCATGCAAAAATGTTTTCAGCAATAAATAGGTGCATCGCTTTTGTAACCTCTTCGTCATTCTCTAAGAGGTCATACAACGCTTTCATTCCTTGATATTTCTCCTGAAGTTTAACACCTCTGTCAGCAAGATATTTGATCAGCTCCTCATCAAACTTAAACCAAGAAGCTGACTTCTCAATGAAGTTCCACATTAGAAGCATTTCAATAATCTCACGCTCAATCCAAATAGACTTTCCATCAGATCGACCATGCTTAATTGGATAGCGAATACGCATTCCCGTGCTTTCATTCGTAGACTTTTG